ATAGTGATGTAATTAAAGAACGGAGCAACTCGACCGTTGTAACCATATGGACTAGTTATAGCCGACGATGCTTTTGTAGCATTTTTACTATATGCGCCCTTTGCTGTTGCAACCGACGGATCAGCATAATGATATCGATAGTATGCTTGCCAAACTTGGTTTATTAATCCCATATTATCGTCATGAAATAAAATGTTAACATCATTATACTTATGTTGATATTGGACTACTTTTTTTCGGTTATACTGATTAAGTACTTCTGAACTAACAGTATACCCAGGCAAATCTGCAGATTTAACTAACAGATTTATTTCTTCTTTTAATGTTTTTAATACTTTTATATTAATATTCTTAGCCGAAAGTGCAGGCCAGTTGATATTAAATGCAACATGGAATAAGAACTTGTTTTTAGGTAATAATCTGAACTGGTCGTCAACAAACGTCCGTGATGCATGTTGCTGGCATCTGATCTGTTCAACAGGATCGGCTGTTAAGTATTTGGTTTCGATGAATGACATACATATATTTATCTATTTGATAAACTGCATACTTAATATACTAGTCATAAAAAAGCCCGTTTGCACGGGCTTTTTAATTGGTTGCTTATTAAGTACCGCTGCCACCACCGCCCATAAGGCTTGTTCCGGGAACACGCGCAGTGTTTGGATCACCGATAGCACCACCTGCAGTTTGAATACAGTTATCTGGTTGTACAGAAATTGTAATTTCTACTGCGCCAGCATCAGAATAAATTAACTCGTTAAAGTTACTTGATTGCAAATAACAACCGTAACATTCCCAAGTTTCTAAGATGTTAGCTTCTGTAAAGTTACCTGCGTTACCACCATCTAAAACACTAATGGTCATTTTGAATTTATAATCACCTGCAGCAGCAGCTGAACTTTGTTCAAAAAAGTCAAATTGTTTCTGATTTTGTTCGCCAATAACTTTGTTAACAACACCTGATGAATCGTCACGTATGTTAATCGAAATTGGTTTCCATGTAGGTTTCCCTGCATAGTTAATTTTACTGTTGTAAACTTCGATTACTTTGTTTTCAAATTCAACTTGTGGTCTTGCAGCTTTTACAATTTGTTTTGTCAACTCAGTAGTATCTTGAGACACGCCTAAGCCGTCAAAAGATACTTTGAATCTATATTTAAGTTTAGGCATTAATAAGCCTGTATTATCACTCCCATTAATTGGAACTGAAAAGTTTGATAATGATGCAATTGACATTTATTTTCTCCGTTTATCCAAGACCTTTAATTTCACCGGTGTTTTTCAAACGTAATGGAATGTAAATGAATTCCACTGCTTTTGTCGGTTCAATTGCGATATCAAGGTACAATTCGCTGCGATCGATTCTTGCAGGTGTATTATTAGAACTATCACATACTACAACATAGTCATACAATGCACGTTGTCCCATCAATTCAAGTAACATAGCTTCAGCAGCATGTTTGATTTGTTTACGAGTTGCTTCGTCGTTTGGTTCAAACAAGTACGGTCTAGCTAGCAAACTAAATTGTCTACGTAAAAATACTACTAAACGAGCAACATTAATACGATCTAATGAACTTGCATTTGATGCACGAGTATATTGGCCAAAGTTTACTAATCCAGAACCTGCAATAAATGTAATTGGATTAACTTTAACTTCTGCTAATGTATCACGTTGACCGGCATTTAATGCAACTGTTTTAAATTCACCACCGGCATCAACATACCCAACTGCAGTTGCGTTATTAATAACACCTCTTGAAGTACCCGCAGGTGCAAACCAAGGATAGCTAATATTATCACTTAATGCAATAGTACGTAAGATCATGTAACTTGGCGGAACTACAATGTTATTTCCAATGTTGTCACTTGTGTAACCCCATGGATAAAAGAACGCCATGTATTCGTCACTTGATGCTAAACCGTAATCGTTGTCCTCAACTGCTAGTGCAACGTTTTTACCCCAGTTGCTTAATGAAGTTGCATCTGCTGTTAAACGAGCAGGTGTATCAGCAACAACAAATGCAGTAATTCCGCGATCGTAGTTTAAAATTTTCATTTCGCCTACTAATTCTGGATAACCCGGACATGCAATTAAGTTGAATACATTTAACTCTTCTTCACGAATTGCTTGGTTTTTGTTTACTAACGCTTGCATAGATTGAACAACTACTTTGCGCTGTGCATGACGGCCAAATGCGCCTGAACCATCTTCATTGTTAGCAGCTTCACTAACCCAAACATTTTCGTTGTAGTTAATCATTGATTCGCTACCGGTTCTCAAGTTACGATCTAATTTGTTAACATATTTTTTTGCATAACGTTTTACGTTAAATCCGCTTCTACGCAAGTTCCACAACAACATACCTTTTGGATATAATGCAGGATTTGGAGCATCAAAGTCTAAGAAATCTGCAGCTACGCGAGCTTCGTCACTTAAACCAGACCCGCCTAACAATTCAACAATTGTTGATGGATTTGGTGAAACACCATTTGTGTTCCATCTTGCATCGTCGAATAAAATACCGTTTTCAGTAGTTTGATCAGTTTTGTCAACTAATTCCCACTGTTTAGTAAAGTTAATGTATTTGTAAATTTGTGGATAATTTTCAGTATCTGAAGAATCAATCCATAAATCACCTTCTACTAATGCAGTTTTATCAGATTGTAATGTTGGTTTTGTTGCGCTAATGATTGGACCTTTTGGATCAGTTGCACCTTCACCTTGACCGTGATCAAAGTTACGATACGCTTTCCAACGTTTATTCCCGTCATTTATCATAATATCAACATCATCTCTGTTAGCATCATACCATAATTGACCATCAACTGGATTACCTAATGGTGCATTTTCACTTGACACTACAAACGATGCAGACCGATCAATGTTGTATTCAGTCCACAAACTTGCAATGTACATGTTAGCAGCATTCGTACTATTAGTTTGTTGGTGATAGAAATTAGTTGTATTAGTTGGATCAAACATTTTACGGATTGCGTAAGGCGGTGCGTCAACAAATAAAAGTTCACCACCTGCTTTATGGCTAATGCTAATTTTAGTGTCGCCAACTGGTGCAGCTTCGATGTTTGATAGAGAAGATAAGCTGTTAAATGCTTCTAATATAGTATCAATAATTGTACTAGATGAATCGCCTGCGTTAACCACAAATGATATATCATGACTAGATAATTCAGTAGAACCAATTAAACTTTCTGTAATGTTAAATGTGTATGTTCCGCTTGCAAACATAGTAGTAGTAATTGGTGCTGATTCGATGACAGTTGCAGTAACATCACTACGACGATACAATTTGAATGATGCCGATGATGGAGATGATTCAACCAAAACTTCACCGTCGTTACCGCTACGAATTTCATACACTGATTCAGGATCATTATATTTAACATACAATGTATTTGCAGCTAAATTTAAACCACCACCAGTTGGGTCAAGATCAGCTAATGCAGATTGACCGTTTGCATACAACGGTGATTTTGTGCTAACCCATGTTTGTGTTTTTGCATTATATTTACTTACAACAAAGTCTGCACCTCTATTTACATTTGAAGTTTTAATCCAAACAGAACCTGTTGGTCTACCATTATTTGTAGTTGATAAATCTTTACGTTTAAATAACGGAACTTGTGTGTGTGATGATATTTGCAACGTAGGTGCTTTATAAAGTGTAACTGGATCAATAGACAACCCAATTTTTTCAGCAGTTTCTTCAAGTGTACCAGCTAAATCAATGTCAATACCGGTTGAATATAGTTCTAATTTATTTTTAATTACTGCTGCAGTAATTGCAACGTCGCCTAAATAATCAACTAATTCAGTAGCTGCATTAATTTTATCAACCAAGTCTTGCAATGTGTCAAAATCAGTAAACGTAATATCGTTGATAGTAATTGCATCAACTGGATCACCGTTACGTGTTTGAACTGGAGTTGCTAAGTTATACAACGGTTTTGCAAATGCACTTTCAACTATTGTAGATTGTACTGTCGGGAAACTAGCTTTCCACTCAGCTGACCCTACTTCTACCCATAACCCTGCTGCTGTCTGAGTTTGGAATTTTTTATACCATAATTTAGTAAGACTAGATACTGCAACTATTGCATAAGTTCCTGCTGAACCAATACTTGATTTTGGTGCATAATCTCGTGCAGAAAAGTTTACTACTTTGGTAGAATCAGTAATAACTGTAGGAACAATGTTTGTAAATGTTTGACCAGATGGATTAGTAGATACATCTGAATTCCACACAAAAACACCCCAATGTGTACTATGTGTTTCTAACCACATTGTTCCATCTTCTGGTTGTCCGCCCGGAATTGTAGTTTTTCCATCTAACTGATTTAAGTCAATAGGTGCGCGAGCAACGTATGCACGATTACTTACACCTAAATAACTATATGCAGCTTGCAAACCATATTCGTTTTGCTCGCCAGCATGTATTGGGTTGTTGTTTGTATCAGTTTTGAAAACCGGGGTTCCAAAAGTATCTGATAAATCTTTCTGACTAGTAAGCAACCATAATTTACCGTCATTTTTTGATATTGTGCCTGGAGCAATACCTGTTCCAGACCCGGTTAATTTATTCGAAGCCGAAGCAACAATAATTAAAGGTATTGTACCAGCGCCTGCTGCTGTGTAAAAACTTTCGTCGATAACAGATACACTAACGCCTGGTGAACTAAGTTGAGCCATATTATAATCTCCATATATACAAGTTCTAACTGTATTTATAGGAAATTGTAATTTTATAGCCTTATACTTTAATAATTCCTGCTATTTTGCTATACAACTCGTCCAAAGTTCCATTATTATCTAATGTATGATCAACCGTTAACCCGTACCATGCCCATTCACTTTCATGAACACCACTGTGAGTTAACATTAGTATATCGTCTATATTACCTGCCAATGCGCCTGTGACATATTGTTGCCATTCTGGTTCTGGACCGCGTTTTACACGAACAATAATACCGCCGGAATTCTTAATAGCAGTAAATTCGTTTGGAAATCTACAATCGCTTATTACTATATTAGTATTAATATTTCTTAGTTTATTTTCTAAACTAGTGACCCAAATGTCATTATGAAAGCCCTTTCTACCTACTTCAGTCCCCCAAAGTTGTAAAACTAAACGAGGTGTTAGGTTAGCCATGTTTAATTTATCTGCCCACCATTGATCAATCTGTTCTCGCCATTCTCTAGACTCAAGAGTTTTACCTTCTAGTAATTCTCTGTCCCATCCAAACACTGCAGACACTGCATCTTTTAAAGTACCTGCAAAACTTTCACGGTTAAAGCTATGTTGTGTTTCTAAATACTCTGCAACAGTGTCTTTACCTTCGCCTATATTTCCTACGATTCCAATTATCATTTTATTCTCCTAAAAACGCATTATACGCTCATCTTAGGAAAATGTCAAGTTAACCAATTATAAAATGATAGCCTTGACCGCCAGATATTTGTGTTTCAAGTTCTTTATCAAGTGCAACAAGTTCTTCTTTACCTGCAGATTTCATATCATTACCGTTTAGTGTAATTCCGCCACCTGGTCCTGCAATAGTTGAAAATAAACTACGTGCTTCTCCTAACATAATTTTACAAGTTGCAAGTGTATAGTCACGCAACCATTGTTTAGCATAGATGTCAGTTAATAATACAAAGTCAGGTCGATAATTATGTGACTTAATTAAAATCTGTTCACCTTGTGCAAATGGACGTTGTAAGATTGTCAACACATGACTAGTAGGTTTCCATTTAAACTCAATATAACTACCAAACATTTTACCAACTAGTTTTTGGTAACCTGCAAACAATTCATAAGTTGCAAGTCCGCCCATCATACTACCACTCATCATGTATGTATTAGTATACGCCAAGTTAAATGGTTCAAACAATGTTCCACCTGCACCCATACCGGAACGTGAACCAATAGCACGTCTAAATACACTCTGTACTTCTATAATTTCGTCAGGTAATCTGTAATCGTTTTGATCTTGTACTAGTTCTAAAAAGCTATAACTTTCTTCTACTGCATTTGGACTGCGTTGTCTAAAGCGAGTTAACGCTCTATCTAATGCAGTTTCGTAATGAATTGGGTCGAGGTCCAAATCAATCATTCCCGCACCTAACATAGTGCTTACATATTCAAATACTTTATTTCTTTCTATCAATGATGTGGTTTCGTCAGACATAATAGTTCTCCTACTATATTTATCTTACGATAAATATGATAACACTCAAGGAGAAGTAATATGCCGAGGCTTAGTCTTTATAAACCCGAGAAAGGCAATAACTACAGATTTATCGATCGTCAAATATCAATGATGTTCCAAGTCGGTTGCACAGATGTTCACGTTCATAAATATTTAGGACCTAAAAATCCGTTAGAAGGAACTGCTGATCAACCAATATATGATGTAATAAAAGAAACAAATATTCAAGATTTATTATTCTTAGAAAACCGTGATCGTAAGTACGAGCAAGAAATTTATCGTATTCGTGGTCATTATCAACTTCAAAATCTTAATTTTAACCTAAGTCAGTTTGGTCTATTTATTGATAACGATACAGTGTTTATGACTGTACACATTAATGACATAATCACTACAATTGGTCGTAAACCACTTGCCGGCGATGTTATGGAATTGCCACATCTAAAAGATGATTTTGCATTAAACGACTTAGATTTAAGCATGCCTAGGTTCTTTGTTATTGAAGAGGTTGATCGTCCTAGTGAAGGCTACAGTGCCACGTGGTATCCTCATTTATATAGATTAAAACTTAAAAAACTTACAGATAGTCAACAATATGCCGATATCCTTGATCAACCTGCGGGCGAAGATGCTAATTATGCATTGCGTGAATTGTTAAGTACCCGAACTAAAGAACTTGAAATTAGCGATGCAATTGTAAAACAAGCAGAACTTGATTCTCCAATGAGCGGATTTCAAGTTAGACATTTCTATACATTAGCAATTGATCCCGATACAGGTCATACACTGTTGACTACAGTAGATTCAGACGAAATTACTGCAAGTCATTCTGGTCAAGTAATTGACGGTTTAACAAATTTAAACGCATCTAGTCGTAATGCAATGCCATTGCGCACCGGGTATACTGGTTATTTGTTCGGTGACGGATTTCCACCAAATGGCTATGTATTTGGACAAGGGATTCGTTTTCCGCAAGAAGTTGCAAAAGATGATTACTTTTTAAGACTTGACTTTTTACCAAACAGATTATTTAAGTTTAATGGCCAACGATGGTTAAAGGTTGAAGATAATGTACGCATGACTATGACTAATACCAATACTAGACAAACATTAAAAACTAGTTTTGTTAACAATACTAAATTTATGTACACAGACGAAGTTGGTACTGATTATGTACGATTAACTAACGATGCAGCGGTAATTAATACAAATATTGATTTTAGTATTCCTGCAATTTATGTTGT